ATCTTTTAGAAGAGATCTACGATAACCAAAAGAAAAAAGACAAGCAGGTAACTGCCCTTGTTAAAGAACTTCAACCTATGATCGAGGAGATAGGTGATGCTACCCTTATTGTTCCATTAATCAAAGAATATATGGAAATTGGGGTTAAAAACGATGATCTTTTAATTAAAATGGCTGCTTTAGCACAACGTGCTATGAACAGCGAATCAACTGATGCTGGGTTAGGCATCTCAGACGAGGAAAAACAACAACTACTTGACGAGATAAGTAAGTTTAAATCTGAGGAGTAGTGGCTGAATTTGTATATGGTTTAGCTGGGTTAAATGAGGTAGTATCTTCTCTTCCTACTAATAAAAGTAGTGGGGGAACTGGTTTTACACCTGTTAGAGTTGTAGATATTGTATTAAATGGTGATCATCCTAGATTTAAAGAGGTAGGTGAATGGAATGGAATAGGAACTATATTCTATTTAAATGTAACTGATCCCACTACCCAAGAAATATCTTACAACTCAGCAAAACCCGCTTTCCCAAATATAAAGCAATTTCCTCTAATTAATGAAATTGTTTATTTATTTACTTTACCATTACCTAACTCTCAGGAAGAGTACAATTCTGTAGGTAACTATTATTTTACTCCTATTAACATATGGAACAGTCAGCACCATAATGCAGTACCTAATGGTTTAGTTGCAGATGAAGAACAATCTTCTGATTATCAACAAACTCAAGCAGGTAATGTAAGAAGAGTTCAAGATGAAGGTACTGAAATATTTTTAGGGGATACTTTTGTTGAAGAACCAGATATTCATCCTCTTTTACCTTTTGAAGGTGATTTAATCTATGAGGGGAGATGGGGTAATTCAATCCGTTTTGGTTCTACAGTTACTGGTTCTTCTAATGATTGGTCTGTAACAGGTTCAAATGGTGATCCTATTACTATAATTCGTAATGGTCAAAACCCCAATATACCCACAGATGGATGGGTTCCTACAGTTGAAAATATAAATGGAGATTTATCTTCTATATATCTTACAAGTACTCAGAAGCTTCCATTACAAGCTTCTAGTACAAACTATAATAGTTATTCTTCTAACCTACCAACAACCCCTAACCAGTTTGCTGGTAAACAGCTTATACTTAATTCAGGACGTTTAGTATTTAATACCACAACTGATCATCTTTTACTTACCTCTAAAAAATCAATTAACCTAAATGCTATAGAGGGAACTTATATAGACACCCCAAACGTGGTGCTAAACTCAACCTCAATTAAGCTAGGTTCAAAAGATGCTGCTGAGTCACTTATGTTAGGGGATAAAACAGTAACACTTTTAAACGATGTACTTACCCAACTTATCTCAGTAGTAAATGATTTAGGTCAATTAGCGGCAAAACCTATAATAGGGGGGGTAGCACCTGATCCCAAACTAATAGCCACTACAGCTAGAGCTAAGATAAAACTTACTAACTCAAAGAATAAGCTTAATACCTTATTATCTAAACAAAATAAAACAATATAATGGCCTTAGGAACTGTTATAGCAGGATTAGTTAAGAACGCAGCTAGATCATTGGTTAACTTTGAACTAGCTGTAGATCCTATTTTAGAACGTTTACAACAAGCCTGTCCCCCTAAAGCTGAGTTAGAAGCTATAATTAAGCAAAAAAATTCTATAACTACTGCTTTAACTCAAGTTCAAACTGCTTTAACTACAATGGTCCAAACAGGACAAACTGTTACAGGTATTATTAACGTAACAGATATAGCAGTTAGAGTTATTAAAAATCTTCCACTACCAACTGCTGTACCTCCTGGGGTGGGTATTCCGATTAGTGTTATTAATAGATTTACTGATACTTTAATTAAGCTATCAGATTTAATTAAAACTAATAGAGGTATAGTATCTTCTATTGCTCCTGCGGTTCAATCACTTAATAGTGATATTCAAACTATTTTAAGCGCTTTAGCTAGATTAGATGTATTGTTAGCAGGGTGTTTAGAAGCTGATACTGTAGGGTTAACAGATGAAGAAAAAGAAGATTATTTTACTAGTTTAGGTATAAATCTAAATACTTTAGATACTACTTCTTCACCTGAGGTTAATATAGCAGGGGGGCAAGCTTTAGAAGATAGTTTAGCTCCCAACTCAAATAATCCCTTAATTTATAAAGACTTTAAACTTATAATAGATAACGATAAAGAAAATACATTATCATTTCCTCGTAGAAGAATAGTAGCAACTCGTATTACTGATGGTGTTCAAATTGTGGGAGACTATTCATTTAGTTCGAGTACTCAAATTTTAGTAGATGAGATAAAATTTAAAATAGATAAATATTTAAGTGAACAGTTAACTATAGCAGATACTCCTAATGAAAGAACTATATTTACAACATAATTACTTTAATTTTTAATATTTATAACAAATGAAACCGAGCGAACTAAAATCATTTATCAAAGAAGCAGTTAGAGAAGCTATCCAAGAGGAACTAAAAGATATCCTTTTGGAAGCAGTCCGTGCTCCTAAACTACCAACCCAGGAAACTTATCAAATGTCTCCTGTAGCTGTTGATACAACAACACCCCAACCTCCACAAAAATCTCCTACAGAAAAAAGAGCAATGATGGAAAGTATTATGGGAGATATGCGAAGAGGGCAAGATACTCTTAACTTTACCACCCAAAATATAGCAGCTAATACTCTACAAGTAGCCCCAGGCATGAATACATCGGGGGAAGGGTCTTCCTTACCAGCAGGTAATGTTGGTTTAGATATGATTATGGGTCTAATGAAAGGAGGCAAGTAATGGCAATTTTAATAGGTAGAAAATTCCCCATTGATACTCAACCTGCTAGAGCAGTTGGGGTTGCTTTACCTTTTAATGCTCCGGGTGTATTTACTTCTAATTATACTACATCTAAACAACTTAACTCAAATCTTATAAATTTTTTCTTAACTAATAGAGGGGAAAGGGTATTAGATCCTACTTATGGAGCTAATTTAAGAGCCGTAATTTTTGAACAAATTACAGAAGGTAATTTAGATGCCTTAAAATCAAAAATAGAACTAGATTTAACTACTAATTTCCCTGATGTCAGGCTAGCAAATTTAGATATTTTAGGGAATGAAGATTTAAATGAAATCCAAGTAAGAATAACATATACAGTTGTATTATCCGGAGAAACGGATACAATTAGTTTAAATTTTAATCAATAATGGCTGAGAATAAAAATATAAATTATTTAGCAAAAGACTTTACAACTTTAAAGCAACAGCTTATAGATTATGCTAGGACATACTTTCCAAATACCTATAACGACTTTACCCCTTCATCCCCAGGTACTATGTTTATTGACATGGCTGCCTATGTGGGTGATATTTTATCGTTTTATTTAGATAATCAAATCCAAGAAAACTTTTTACAATATGCTAGAGAAGAGTCAAACTTACTTACGCTAGCCTATATGTTGGGTTATAAACCTAAAGTAACTAGTCCAGCAGGAGTTGAACTTACATTTTATCAACAAATCCCAGCTAAATTATCGGGTAGTGTAACAGTACCTGATTTTGATTATGCATTAAAGTTAGCTGAAAATGCTGCTATTGGTTCTACCCTAACAGGCACTCCTTCATTTTTAGTACAGGACCCAGTTGATTTTTCATTTTCTAGTTCATTAGATCCTACAGTTGTAAGTGTTTTTCAAATTACAAATAATCAACCTAGCAAATATCTTTTAACTAAAACTAGAAAAGCAATTTCATCTACTATTAGTACTACACCATTTACTTTTGGAAGTCCTCAACAATTTTCAACAGTAGAAATAAATGATACTAATATTATTAAAGTATTAAGTATTATTGATAGTCAAGGAAATGAGTGGTATGAAGTAGATTATTTGGGGCAAGAAACAATTTACGAGTCTTTACAAAATGTAAACACAAACGATCCTAATTTTTCATCAGATCAAAGTCAGGTTCCTTATTTACTTCAATTAAAAACTGTTCCTAGAAGATTTGTAACCCGTTTTAAAGATTCAAATACTTTACAAATACAATTTGGTGCGGGTACTGTAGCTGATTTTGACGAGCAAGTTACCCCTAACCCAGACAACGTGGGTATTGGTTTACCTTTTGAACAAGATAAACTTAATGTAGCTTATTCTCCAAATAACTTTATGTTTACAGATAGCTACGGTATAGCCCCGTCAAATACTACTTTAACAGTAAGATATTTAACAGGTGGTGGGGTGTCATCAAATGTACAAGTAGGTGCGTTAAATACACTATCTAGTGGTAATTTAAATTTCTTACAATCTACTTTAAACGCTGTAACTGCCCAAAACATATTCGATTCTTTTGCGGTTGATAATTTAGTTGCAGCCTCTGGAGGTGGGGATGGTGATTCGATTGAGGAATTAAGACAAAATTCAATTGCCCAATTTAGTTCA